ACCAACTGTCAACTTGGAAAGAGTTTCGCACATGATTAAAGCACTTACTCCAGAGGGTAAGAACTTTATCGGTGAAGCGAAAATCATGGACACTCCATATGGTAAGATTGTAAAAAATCTTATTGACGAGGGGGCAACACTTGGTGTTTCTTCTCGTGGTATGGGTTCCTTGGTGCAAAAAGGTGGTGCTAACTATGTAGGGAAAGATTTTTACTTAGCTACTGCTGCCGACATTGTTGCAGACCCTAGCGCTCCAGATGCTTTCGTTGAAGGTATTATGGAAAGCAAAGAGTGGGTATGGGATAATGGTATATTAGTTGAAAAGGATATTGAAGCTTGGAAGAGAGAAATCCAGTCTGCTAAATCCAGAGCCTTAGATGAGGCAAAGGTAAAAGTGTTCTCGGATTTTCTTAGAAAACTTTAAAGTTATAAATATCAATAAGAAAGAAAAATTAATTAATTTTTTTAAAATATAAAAGGGAGATTTCTCAATGGCCGATACAGAAGCTAAAAATTTAGAGGCGTTAGAGGCAGAAGCGGTGGCGGAAGCAGCTGCAGATGCTCCTAAAAAGAATGCTGTAGCGGCTGAGCCAACTCACCTGTCAAATGAGGCAGAAGATTTAGGTCCAGCTGTGGTAAAACCAACAGACAGCAATCCTGACGCAACTAAAAAAACTAGTAAAGTTTCTGATAAAATTAGCGCTACTGCTGACAAGGGTGGAACTCCAGATACAGCTGGTAAACCAGATACGGATGCCGGTGTAACTAAGATTTCACATCCAGGTCAAAGTGCTAAAGTTGAAGAAACTGAAAAGTCAGATGAAGAAGTTGTTAACGAAGGCGAAATGCCAGACGGTCTAAAAAAATATTTAGACAAAAAGGCAGACAAGAAAGACGACAAAGAGGAAGGTTACGGAATGAAAACCGCTTCAAAACATATGAAGAAGGAAGACATTGATGTAACTGAACATGTTGATGCTCTTGTTGCTGGAGAAGCAGATTTATCTGAAGAGTTTAAACAAAAGGCTGCGACAGTATTCGAAGCTGCTATTAAATCAAAAGTAGCAGAAATTAATGAATACTTAGAAGCTGATTACAACAAGAAATTCGAAGAAGAAACTTCTAAGAATAAAGCTGAGTTAGTTGAAAAAGTGGATTCATACTTGAACTATGTAGTTGAAGAATGGATGAAAGAAAACGAACTTGCTTTAGAAAGAGGTATCAAAGGCGAAATCGCTGAGGACTTTATCTCAGGTCTGAAAAAGTTGTTTGAAGACCACTACATTGATGTTCCAGATGAGAAGTACAATGTATTGGAAGACCAAGCATCTAAGATTGAAGACTTAGAGAAAAAAATCAACGAAACAATCGAAAAGAATGTTGACCTTAAAAAACAAAATTCAATTTTCGAAGCAAAGCAAATCATTGCTGAACAGGCGCATGATTTAGCAGACACTTCAAAAGAGAAGTTTTTTAAGTTAACTGAAGAGATTGAATACTCAGACGCTGAAGATTTCAAAAACAAAGTAATGACTATCAAGGAAAGTTATTTTGGTAAGAAATCAGAAACATCTGAGCAGCTAGATGATGTGGCGGCAGGTTCGTCAACAGATAATGTTGACTTATCAAATGCAATGGCTGCTTATACTGCTGCTATTAGTAAAACTAAAGACATGAAATTGTCTATCAAGTAATAATATAGGGAGAAAAATACATGTATCTTTCAGAAACACATGAAAAGAAATGGCAGCCTGTCTTAGAACATCCTGATTTACCAGAAATCAAGGATTCTTACAGACGAGCCGTTACATCTGTTATCTTGGAAAACCAAGAGCAAGCTCTAGCTGAAGACAGAGCTTACATGACAGAAGCTGCTCCTACGAACTCGACTGGTTCATCTGTAGCGAATTGGGATCCAATCCTAATTTCGTTAGTAAGAAGAGCTATGCCGAATTTGATTGCGTATGATATCGCTGGCGTTCAGCCAATGACTGGACCAACTGGCCTTATCTTTGCAATGAGAAGCAGATATACTAACCAAACAGGTAATGAAGCAATGTTTGACGAAGCTGACACAGACTTCTCAGGAAGAAATGCAGCTGGTTCAAGCGTAGATGGTTATTCATCTACTGACCATTCAGCTTCACCTAACAACAATCCAGGTGCTCTAAACGACAGCCCAACTCCAGGTACTTTCACAAAAGGTACTGCAATGACTACAGCAGCTGCTGAAGCATTAGGTGATGACGCTGGTAACGCTTTCGCTGAAATGGCATTCTCAATTGAGAAGTCAACTGTGACTGCTAAGTCAAGAGCTCTTAAAGCAGAATACACTATGGAACTTGCACAAGACTTAAAAGCAATCCATGGTTTAGATGCAGAAACAGAATTAGCAAACATTCTATCTGCTGAAATTCTTGCTGAAATCAATAGAGAAGTTGTTAGAACTATCTACATTAATGCAGAAAAAGGTGCTCAAACAGGCAATGTAACAACTGCCGGTATCTTTGACTTAGACACAGATTCCAACGGAAGATGGTCAGTTGAAAGATTTAAAGGTTTGATGTTCCAGTTAGAAAGAGATGCTAACAGAATTGCACAAAGAACAAGAAGAGGAAAAGGTAACATGATTATCTGTTCTGCTGATGTTGCAAGTGCGCTTCAAATGGCTGGTGTCTTAGACTACACACCTGCATTAAACAACAATCTTAATGTTGACGACACTGGTAATACTTTTGCTGGTGTATTAAACGGCAGATTTAAAGTGTACATTGACCCGTACTCAGCAAACAGCTCAGCAACACAATACTATGTTGTTGGTTACAAAGGTACTTCACCTTATGACGCTGGTATGTTCTACTGTCCATATGTTCCACTACAAATGGTGAGAGCAGTTGGTCAGGACACTTTCCAACCAAAAATTGGTTTCAAAACTAGATATGGTCTAGTTGCAAACCCATTTGCAGAAACAGGTGCCGCTTCAGGTGCTGTTGCAGCTGTAAATGACGCTGGTTCTGCTAACTCAAACAGATACTACCAAAGAGTTAAAGTAACTAACTTAATGTAATATCTTTGAGAGTTGTTTAATCAACTTTAAAAGGGCGGCTCTAAACAAGTCGCCCTTTTTTTATGCCTGAAATATGGATAAATATCCATATGAAACACATTTTTCTAATCACACTGTTGTTTACTTTACTTACAGGTTGTTCAACTTGGGAAGATAAATGGTTTCAAAAAGAGTGGGATAAATTAGACAAACTAATGGATAAAGAGAAAAAAGATGACAACAACTAATTCATATAATAGACAACCAACAGCGTTTGACTATGCCTCTCCTACACAGTTTAAGTTTGGTATTATCAAGTTACCTAAAGTAGAATACTTTTGCACAGCCGTTAATATACCTGCTGTAGGTGTATCACAAAAGATACAACAAACACCTTTAAATGATATACCATTGCCTGGTGAAAAAGTTGATTTTAGTCCTTTAGAAATGACTTTCTTAGTAGATGAAAACTTAGAGAACTACAAAGAGATACACGGTTGGTTAATGGGTATTGGTTTCCCTAAAGATTATGCACAGGCAAGAGAAGCTTTGGCCGCTGGTGCCGATAGATTTCCTACATCAAGTGGTGCAAATTTAACAACAGACCCCGGTAAAGTTAAATATGGTGCAACTAATATTGGTGCATTATATTCAGATGCAACACTAGTTGTATTATCAAGTAAAAACAGACCTGTACAAGAAGTAAGATTTATTAATATGTTTCCTACATCATTATCTGGACTACAATATAGTCAAAATGCAACAGATGTGGATTACTTAACAGCTACTGTATCTTTTAATTATAATAGATATGAATTTGCTGATGTAGGCGCAAGTACAACAAGTATAGTATCCTCTTAAAAGCTTTACATTTTAAAGGTTTTGTGATATTATTATGGTTTAATATGGAGTAATTATGACATTGGAAGAACTACAAGAATTGGCTGGAAAAGACCTTAAAATTAATGATACTGAACTTGATTTGGAATCATTAAAAACTCCCCAATTACACAACAAATATATGAAACATCTAACTAAGTTTAAGTTAATGTTATCAAAAGCAGAAGCTGAATTTGCACAAACTAAAAGAACTTTGTGGGAATATTATACAGGCAAAGCAGATGCCTCAGTGTATGCAAAGAAACCATTTGATTTAAAAATCTTAAAACAAGATGTTGACCAATATATTCAATCAGATGATGAGTATATTAAAGCAAAACAAAAAGTTGACTATCTGTCAACCACTACAGATTTTTTAGATAGAACAATTAGACAAATACAAAGTAGAGATTGGAACATACGAAACGCAATTGAATGGCGTAAGTTTACTAGTGGAGCTATATAATGATTACCACTTATAATAAAATATTCCCTACACATATTTTACTTGTTGACAAAGTTATAGAAGAAGAGTATATTGATAGTATGGAAAAAGACATATATTATAATTTTAAAAGTAATCCAAACTGGCGAGAATTAGAAGATGGTTCAGTATGGCAGGGTACTAACTGGCAAAGTAAATATAATTTACACAAACAACCAAAATATAAAGCGCTAACAGATGCAGTAAATCAGTTAGGTAAAAAATATCTAACAGATAGAAACTATCTATTTGAAGATTTGGTTATAACAGATATGTGGGCAAATATTTTAAAACCAGGAGAAACACACAGAATACATACACATTCAAACAACATGGTCAGTGGTGTTTTTTATGTAAAAGCAAATAAAACTTCAGGTATTATGTTTACGGATCCTAGACCACAATCAAATGTTTTATGTCCAGATGTAAGTAAACAAACTATGGATAATGCTAATGTTGTAAATTATATGTCAGAAAAAAATAGATTAATTATGTTTCCCTCTTGGTTATCTCATTATGTACCTATTAATATGACAAAAGAAGATAGAATTAGTATTGCTTTTAATTTAATGTTTAAAGGTAAATTAGGTTCTTCAGCAGATTATCAATCAACGGTGTTTTAATGCGATACATAACAATCGAAAAGAAAAATGATGTACACTTGCATATTGATGCAGATGAGGATATTCGTAGAGAACTAGGACAATTCTTTACATTTGAAGTGCCTGGTTTTAAGTTTATGCCTCAGTATAGAGCAAGACAATGGGACGGAAAGATTAGATTATTTTCATATCAAACAGGTCAAATCTATGTTGGCCTCTATCCATATATACTTAAATGGTGTGAAGATAACAATGTTCATGTTGTTGATGGCACTAAAATAGAAGAAACAAAAGTTGACGATAGTAAAGTTGACCAATTTATTAAAGCTTTAAAAATACCCTTTGAAACAAGGGACTACCAAAAGGAGGCATTTACTTATGCTGTTAAGAAAAATAGATGTTTATTACTTTCACCCACCGCTAGTGGAAAATCTCTTATTGTCTATCTTCTTGTTAGGTTTAACATTCTTAGGTTAAAAGAAAAGAAGAAAAAGATATTAATTATTGTACCAACTACATCACTGGTTGAACAATTATTTAAAGACTTTAAAGATTATGGTTGGTCGCCTGAAAGAAATGTACATAGAATATATCAAGGCCACGATAAAGAAACAAATAAACCTGTAATTATATCTACATGGCAATCAATTTATAATCTACCTAAAAAATGGTTTAAAGATGTAGGTATGGTAATTGGTGATGAAGCACACCTATTCAAAGCTGTTTCACTTACTAAAATATTAACTAAACTAGAAAAATGCCCCTACAGAATAGGATTAACTGGAACATTAGACGGCTCAAAAACACACAAATTAGTGCTAGAAGGACTTTTTGGAGCCGTAAACAAAGTCGTATCAACAACAGAACTACAAGAGAAAAAACAATTAGCAGATTTAAAGATTTATTGTTTGATACTGAAACATGGAAAGATTGAGTGTAAACATATTAGTGGTAGTAGTTACCAAGAAGAAATGGATTTTATTGTACAATCAGATAAAAGAAACAAGTATATTAGAAACTTGGCCGCTGGTTTACAAGGCAATTCATTAGTGTTATTTCAATATGTAGAAAAACATGGTAAAGATTTATATGAAAGTATAAAACAAAAGGCAACTGATAAACAAGTCTTTTATGTATATGGTGGAGTAGAAACAGATGAAAGAGAAAAGATTAGAGAGATTACAGAAAAGTCCGATAACGCTATTATCGTTGCGTCTTACGGTACATTTTCTACTGGCATTAACATTCGTAACTTACACAATATTATTTTTGCAAGTCCTTCAAAGTCTAGGATTAGAAACTTGCAATCTATTGGCCGTGGGTTGCGATTAAAAGATAACAATACTCATGCAACTTTGTATGATATATCAGATGATTTAACTTATAATGAGAAAGAGAACTACACTTTAGCTCATCTCCGAGAAAGGATAAATATTTACAATGAAGAAGATTTTGATTATGAAATCCATAATGTGGAGTTAAACAATGCATCAACCAACGGATAACATAAAAATAATTAAGTTAGTTAATGGTGATGACCTTGTATGTCATTTACCTACTGGTGATACACAACTTCCAGAAAATGGTCCTTTACTTAGATTAGTAAAACCATTACAGATTAAATATATTCCACAGTTTACAGAAAGTGGTGGATTTAAAGATTATATTGCCTTAACAAAATGGGCAGCCTACACAGGCGACCAAGTTATAACAATTCCTAAAGATAAAATTATGACGGTGACCAATGCTACTGCCGAAATGAGTAGAAGTTGGGTACAACTTTCTCAGAATTATCATGTCAATCCTGTGAGAAAGGCGGATGAATCCGAAAGAATAAAATTTAATACTGATGATAATAAAAAATTAAATGAAGTTTTTGATAGTTTTGATGATGTTGACGAAGACCCTACATTACACTAGGAGGAGTTACCCTTATCAAAGGCGGACACCGCTATTATATACAAATCGGCAAGTATGTCAAGCCTGGAATCCAGCATTGACAAATTTTAAATAATACTGTATAGTGAGGATATTATGAGTGCAAAAAAAGAACATTATGTAAATAACAAGGAATTCTTGGCTGCAATGACAGCTTATAGAAATTCTGTATTAGAGGCGAAAGAGAAAGGCGAACAGAAACCACCTGTTACTGATTATATTGGTGAGTGTTTTCTAAAGATTGCCAATCACCTTTCGTATAGACCTAACTTTATCAATTACACCTTTAGAGATGATATGATTTCTGATGGTATTGAGAATTGTCTTCAATACTTAGATAACTTCAATCCTGAAACATCAAACAATCCGTTTGCTTATTTCACACAAATTATCTATTATGCGTTTATTCGTAGAATTCAAAAAGAAAAGAAACAAATAACGATTAAACAAAGAATGATACAAGAAGCAAATTATGATGATATGACATTACAACCAGGAGAAGATAGAGATTTCAAAAATCAGTTTACTGAATTCTTACAAAAGAACACAGTAATAGAAGAGCCAACTAAAGCAAAAGATAAAAAGAAAAAAGTCAAAGGAAAAAAGTAAGTGAAGATTGCGTTATTAAACGACACCCATTTTGGTGTTCGTAACGATAGTCCTGCATTTATGGAATATCAAAACAAGTTTTACAATGACTTGTTTTTTCCATATTTGATAGAGAACAATATCAAAACATTAATACACCTAGGAGATGTAGTTGATAGACGAAAGTTTATTAATCACAATACAGCTCACAATTTTAAAAAGGTGTTTTGGAATAGATTAGAAGAACTTGATATTGATACTCATATTATCATTGGTAACCACGACACTTACTATAAAAACACAAACGAAGTAAATGCTATGCAAAACTTAAATTTAAGTAAGAATTGCAAAGTATATTTAAGAGCTACAGAAAAAGAATTTGGTGGTTGTAACATATTATTCTTACCTTGGATATGTGATGATAATTATGATGATAGTATTCATACAATTGACCATTCAACATCTACTATTGCAATGGGTCATTTAGAAGTAAAAGGTTTTGAAATGCATGCTGGTCATTTTAACGAACAAGGTTTAGATAAGAACCAGTTTACTAAATTTGAAAAAGTATTGTCTGGCCATTTTCATAAGAAATCAGATGATGGCCGTATCTATTACCTAGGCACACAATACGAAATGACATGGTCAGATTATAGATGTCCAAAAGGATTTCATATCTTTGATACAGAAACAAGAGAGATTGAAAGAGTTGTAAATCCTTTAACTATGTTTGAAAAGGTTATTTACAACGATAAAGAAAATGATTATTTGACAATGAATATAGACCATCTTAATCATAAACATATTAAGTTATTTGTATCAAACAAAACAAATGATGATATGTACAATATGTTTATTGATAGATTATATAATCAAATTAACATACATGAATTAAATGTCATTGAAGATAGTATGGATTTAAATACTACAGTAAGAGATGATATACTAGAACAAGGTGAAGATACTCTTACATTTTTAAGAAATTATATTGACCAAATTGAAACAGATGTAGATAAAAGTAAGTTAAAAGAATTTGCAAAAGAATTATATGTTGAGGCTAGTGAATGATAGTATTTAAAAAGTTAAGATATAAAAACTTTTTATCAACTGGTAATGTGCCTATTGAAATTGAGTTAAACAAATCACAAACAACACTAATTGTTGGTACAAATGGTAGTGGTAAATCAACACTATTAGATGCCTTGTGTTTTGTTTTATTTAATAAACCATTTAGAATTATTAAGAAAGAACAAATGGTCAATACCATTAATAATGGTGATTGCATAGTAGAAGTAGAGTTTGATGTTGGTACCAATCAATATAAGATTATTAGAGGTATCAAACCAAATCTATTTGAGATATACAAGAATGGTGATATGATTAATCAGGATGCCAGTAATGTTGACTATCAGAAATACTTAGAGGCCAACATTATGAAACTAAATTACCGTTCGTTTATTCAGGTGGTACTATTAGGGTCCTCATCTTATGAGCCATTTATGAAGATGAAACCACGATACAGACGAGAAGTGGTAGAAGAAATCTTAGATATAAGAGTTTTTGGCCTAATGGACTTAATTTTGCGTTCTCAACAGTCAGACCTCCAAAAAAAGTTAACGGAGGTGCGTCACCAATGCGACCTAATTAAGACTAAGTATGAAACTGAAGCAAAGTATCTTAATACTCTGGAAACCAAAGGAACAGACAACCAGAAGGCACAGCAAAATAAACTAGAAGAATATAACAAAAAATCAATAGAATTTGAAACAAAACTACAAGAATTGAATGAACAGATAGCTGTATCACAAAATCAACTATCTGGACAAAATAAGACAACAGGTAAGTTAAAAGAGTTACAAAAGATAGAAACAAAAATTGAAACTAATCTTTCTTCACATAAGAAGACTTTAAATTTCTTTAAAGAAAATGATACATGTCCAACATGTACACAACCTATTGATGAACATTTTAAAGGAGAAAAATGCAAGTCCGAAGAAAACACTATTTCGAAGTTAGAAACGGGGTTGTCAGACTTATTAGAAGCAATCTCAAATCAGGAAGAGAAAGTAACGGCCTTTTCAAAAATATCAAACAAGATAAACGAAATGAATGTGGAGATTGCAAAGATTAATTCTTCACTTGAAGGTATTACAACACACAGTAAACAAATTGAATTAGAATTAAAACAGGCCTCAGGTAAAGATGAAGACATAGAAAGTATTAAAAAGTCATTAGAAGATATGTCAGCTGAATTAGGTCTGGCAGAAAGTCATTTAACAGATGTACAAGAAGAAAAATCATATGTAGATATATTAAGAGAAATCTTAAATGACAAAGGTGCAAAGGCACAGATTATTCGTAAGTATGTACCTATTATGAATACTTTAATTAACAAGTATTTACAACAAATGGATTTCTTTGTATCGTTTCACTTAGATGAAGAGTTTAACGAAACAGTAAAAAGTAGATTTAGAGATACCTTTAACTATAATAACTTTAGTGAAGGTGAAAAAATGAGAATAGATTTAGCCTTGTTATTTACTTGGCGAGATATTGCTAGAATGAAAAACAGTACAAACACCAACTTATTAATACTTGATGAAATCTTTGATAGTAGTTTAGATAATTCTGGCACAGATGATTTCTTTAAAATCATTAAGAACCTATCAAAAGAGAATATCTTTATTATATCACATAAAGGTGATATTTTGTTTGATAAATTTACAAACATAGTTAAGTATGAAAAAGTACAAAACTTTACGAGGTTACAGAATGTCTAAAGAACTTAAACTAATACCACCTACGGATCCTAGAGTGTTATCAATGATAGCACCTTTTACAGACGAGGCTTTAAAAGACCACGATTTTAAAGATAGAGCAGAACTAACAGATGCCATGTTTATGGCAATGAAAAGATATGGTGGTTTAGGTCTATCAGCTAACCAAGTTGGTTTACCATACAGAATGTTTGTTGCAGGTGGTCATCCACAAATTGAAAACGGATTAACTATTGCAATGTATAATCCAGAAATTAAATCTATGAGTGATGAAGTAATCGCATTTAAAGAGGGTTGTTTATCTTTTCCTTTTATATTCTTAGATGTAAAACGACCTAAAGAGTGTGTAATGACATACACAGATACCGAAGGCAAACAACAAGAGGCACATTTAAAAGGTATGATGGCCAGAGTGTGTTTACATGAATATGACCATATGCAAGGTAGAGTGTTTACAGAACTAGTATCTAAATTTAGACTAAGAAGAGCCAAAGAAAAAGGCGAAAAGATGATTAAAGACTTGAAAAAACGACAAAAGCAAAACCAGGCTTGACAATTTCAACTAACTAGAGTATTATCTATATTATGACTTATTCGTGGAAAAAAGGTATGAGTATTGACGACCAATGGAAGGCGTGGCTCGCAGCCAATCCTGTTGAGAAAATGGTTGATATAGATACCGAAGACCTAAAAGAAAACCTTATTAAAGATTTATCTTTCGTATCTGCTATGGATGTGAAAGAGTACACACTATATCAGAAATGGTGTGAAGTACATGACAAGTATCCTACAGTAGAAGTAAATAGTTTTTTTGATGATACACCAACTTTAAAAGACCAAACACAAGGTGCATTACTACAAGAGATTAAAAATAACTTCTGGTTGCCTGAAGACCAAGAAGAATACTTAGACTTAGAGCCTGAACTAATTTACACAGGCGGAGAACAAGAATTAAATTCTATCACAAATGCCGGTCAAAGTGCCATATGGAACGGAATGAGAACTTTCCTTTCTACTATGAAAAACAATAGTAATATTGGTCGTAATCTAAACTTCTTAATTAGAGATAAAAAGACAGGCAAGTATCTTGGTGTAACTTGTATGTCTTCAGACTTTTTAGATTTAACTCCAAGAGATAATCACATTGGTTGGGATAGAGAACGAAAAACGCAAAAGATGATTAATCATACTTGCATTGGTAGTACAATTGTACCAATACAACCTCTAGGTTATAACTTGGTAGGTGGCAAACTACTGGCACTTTTATGTCTATCAAAAACAGTTGAAGACACCTGGGAAAACCAATACAAAGATAAACTAGTAGGGGTAACAACAACTAGTCTATATGGTAAAACCAAAGAGATACCACTATCTCAATATGACAGATTAAAACATTGGAAGAAAATGGGCTGGACTGCCGGTTCGGTGTCTTATGAACCTACTAAACCAACTAGAAAA